TTTTTAGTTCCATATTGATTCTTTGATGCTTCTTTATTTGCTGATTTAGGAGTAATATTACCATATGTACTATTTCCACACCAACATGCTTTACCATTCCTTCTGATATATATTACACCAGTAGAACTTTCAACGCAATAAATCTTACCAATATAATTAATCCATGATTCTATATTTCCTTTAGCCAATTCAAATGCGTTATATCTATCCCCAGGATTAATATATTTATTACGATAAATGGCAACTCTATACATATCTAAATATGGATCATCTCTTTTTTCCACTCTAATATTAGAACTATATCCGCATTTTAATGCAATTTCTTGCATATCATCAGCCAATTTCTTTGATCCAGTTGAATATAAATAATGATATACTATTTCACCATCTCCTTTCATAACAGTATCTAAAAATACTAATAATATTTTTTTACTAAGTTGTTTAAACTCTAAAGGTATTCTTTTTTCTTCTGCTAAACAACCAACTTCTTTACATAAATAATTTTTAATTTGTAAATCACTAAAAGTAAAATTTCTACTGCCATAATAAGGCTGTTTAAAATGTACATCATTTATAAGTTTTTCAATGTCTTTACAGTTTTTTTTATGTACTTTTTTTGACTGAGATATATTTATTCGACCATGTTTATTAGATCCATTACCTTCACTAATATACCATGCAAGAAATTTAGCCCAATCATAAATATTTATTTTCCTCTCAGGAAATTTAGAATATTTAATATTTCTACATTTACTATTAAACTCCGGTAAAATAAAATATTCAATATCTTTACCTATCCAATTAGCATCTTTTTTAAATTTCTTATACTCACCAAAAGCCTCATGCGCTTCAACAAATTCAAAATTATGCATCTTTTTATAATGCCTTCTATTTCTCTTACTGATATATAATTTATGATTAGGAGTAACACATAAGTTTATAAATCTGGTATCCAAATAATACATTTTTCCATTATAATCATATGATATAATTTTTAATGGGTGCTCATATTTTAACTCATCATTCTTTAAAACTGCTATTTCATCAAATTCATTTAAAATATTAAATAGTTTCCATCCATCTTTAGTTAAAATTTCAGTAGTATCGTCGTAACATAACCAGGGTTCATCCACTGCCATCATTAATGTTCTAGGTTTAACAACCAATTCAAAATAAGTTTTTAATCTTTCAGAAGCTGTAAATGGATCGTAACCCATTTCCTTTCTAGCTTCATCTTCAGTTAAAATATTACCTTGATATAAAGATAATGTATGAAATTCTTTTCTTATCTTAGAATCTAAATCTATTTCGGGAATATATAATTCAACTTTTTGTTCATCATCAAAAATATCATATTCACCTTCAAGTAAAAGTTCATTTATAATAAATTCATTAACATACATCTTTATGATTTCTTGATATCTTCGCGCAGCATCATATACAGCCTTTTCCATAACATTGGCTGATGCTCTACTTGCTCCACCAGCTTCACCTAAACTAACTGTTGAATGACCAAGACCAGTTAAAATTCTTGTTTTAAAATATTCTAAATATTTCGATACATCCAATGCTTCTTTCTGAGCTCCAACTGCAACTATCTTATGACGAGCAGGTGTTACCATCATACCTTGAGTCATCATATTCTCAACTTCTACCCTAACTATTTCAACCTCTCCATCCTTACATGGTAATTCATTCGTACCAATAGTATATTGATATAATGGAATTGTATGCTGAAAAACAAGAATCTCAACATTCTCTTCCATCCTACGTAATGCTCTTACATCATCAAGAACTGTCAACATAACTGGTTCGCCAAAATATTTTCCAGGTGGTTTTGAAATGAACATATGTATCACGTCTCTATAATCCCATTGTGACTCCCGGTAAAACGGATAATTATCAGGATCATAATACTCATATCCAATGATTACTTTATTATCATTATCTATTCTTATTTTAATCTTATTAATATCAACTATAAAATAACCAGCTACAGGTTGAACAACTTTACCAAAATATTTTCTTGAATTACCAGAAGATGAATTTGCATTTCTAACTTTGAGTATAAAAGAATTATAATAAGGTATTAGTTGTTCAGTTATTTCTTCAAATAAAAGTTTAGTTGGTTTACTAGTAACATATGATATTTCTTTAAATCTTCGCTTTATATAATTCACGGCTCTTTTATTTTTTCCTATGAAATCATACCCATTTTTCCATATGAGTTCTATGTATCTATCTTTTGACCTTCTTAGATAAGATTCAACCCTTAATGCCTTTTCAATTGTTTTGAATTTTACATCAGGTAATTCTAGATCGTAGTTTCTTTGTTGAATATATTTTTTATAGGTAAAATATATTTTAGCTGCAAGTGCTTTTATATGACCTGACTTATTATCGGTTTTATCCTGAACTTCATTTATAACTATTTGATCTCCTTTAGATATATAACCAAAACTATTAATAATACCCTTAAACATTTTTGAAGAAATAAATTTTGCTAATATGTTTGGCATTAATTTTATCCTATATTAATTTATCTTTTAATAAAGCATTACGAATAGCTATAAGTTCTTCATCTGAAATTGCGTTGTCACATTGACAATCCCCAGTGTCAGATAGGACAACTTTAGATTGTTCTTCATTTAAACCAACAAAATTAGTAAGTAATATCCTCATCCCAGGTTCATCAATCTTCCAAGGCTTAAATGCTTTTTCCTTATATGGTTCTTCTTTCTTTAGTATTTCACTAATAGGCCTACCAGGTTTACCCAAATTAAGGCCTTCTACACCTATCCCACTTAATATAGTAGGTTCGTTTTTAAGTTTTTGTATGGTATCATTTATATCTTCTTCTGGAAACATTGTTGCTTTTCGTTCATTATCTCGTATGATTTTTTCAGGTTCTTGTCCGGTTTCTAAACAATATTCCATAAATAATAAGAATTTTAAAATAAAATCTATAAGTGATATCCACTTATCTAACTTTAAAACATCTCCAATATTTTTTATATTTTTCTTAGCTCTACCATTTATTAATTTAACATTCACAAAAAAATCTGTTAAATATGATAATAATTCTTCTAACAAACTTTTTAAATAATTCCCAAATAAATTTATCATCTCATTCCATGGTAAACATTTCACATTAGATTTCATTAAATAATCTAACTTTAAATTTTTAGATAACCAATCTGTAATTTGACTTTTTAATAAAACTGCAAGAGCCTGGATGATTTTAGTAATAACTCCATTTACAAGATTTATTATCAAGTTAACCAGATCTGCAGCTTCATTTCTAATATTTAACATTAATAGATTTCTAATAAGCATTAATATTGATCTTATAGCTAATAATGTCTTTTTACCTTCTTGATATTGACTTGAAATTCCTTGTATATTTCCAATTTCCGCAAGATTTTTTATTATACAACATAATGTCTCAGGAGATTCCCACCAGTTCGTTAAAACTTTTCTAGCCTCCTTTATATATTGATTATTAACATCTTTAATAGTTTCAAGTCCACCTTGTAAAACTGATGCTGGAACACCTTTACCATCGCGTCTACCCTGTAAATATTTTTCCGGTAAAGTATTAGTAAAAAATAAACCTGGTTTTTTTATTCTCTCATATCCATCTGGAATTGATACACTCATTAATTTTTTATTTGCATCAACATCATCTTTCATTGCAGTATTAGTATCACGCATCGGAATATAAGGCGCATCTGGATGACCATCTACAATAACCGGAACATGATCATTAAAATCTTTTATATGTTGAATACATGTTTGTCTTAATCCGCTCAAAGAATCTATATTATTAAAACCTCCTGATTCTCTAATAAACTCATCATATTTTCCCTTATCTTCCCATTTTTTATCACGTGCATCTTTTTCAGCATCTGTTAATTTCTTTCCCCTAAGTCTTTCTGTTTCATTCATAATAGACTTTGGAATTGCACCAGCCCCGAGAACATTTTTTAATGGAGAAAAAATACTATATATAAATTCTAATACCCATATCAATATCTGATTAAAAACTGCTGTAGTCATATCATTTATACTATCTTGTGTTGTCTTCTG